ATCGCCAGCACGTCGGCCTTGCGTGCGTATTCGGCGTCCAGCAGTTCCTTCGCGCCCTTCACGCTGTCCAGCTTCTTGTGCAGGTCCTCGTACTGCTGCGCGAGCGCGGCCTGAGACCCGGCCAGCTTCTGGTCGGTCTCCTGCATCGCCTGGAACTTGACGTTGGCGACTTCCTTGTCCAGCGCTTCCTGCTCCTGCGCGCGGGCAATCGCTTCACGCGACTCGTCGGCTGCGGCCTGGGCGTTGATCTGCTTGATATGGTCGCGCTGCGCCTGAATCTGGTTGTCGATGCCGACGCGCTCGCTGCCGGTCTTGGCCGCACCCTTGTCGATCTGGAGCGCCTTGATCTGCGCATTCGCCACCGCGACTTCCTGCGCGGCGTTCGCCTTGATCACCTCGGCACGCTTGTTGTAATACGTGTCGAGGTTCACCAGACCCTGCTGGTAGCCATACTGGTCCGCATCGAGCGCCGCCTGGTTGGCGATCTTCGTCAGCGCGGCGGTGTTCTGCGCGGCCTCCACAATCGCCTGCGCGCGAGCCTTGGCAATCGCCCGGCCTTCGTTCAGTGCGGACTCGCCGCCCGCCTTCAGTGCGGCCTGCGCTTCCTTCTCGTGCTGCTTGGCCTGCCCCATCGCGCCATTCAGCGACGACGTGATGTCCACGCCCGCCGTCTGGGCCATCGCCTTCAGGGCCTCGCCAGCCGCCTGGAATTTCTTCAGTTCCTCTGGCGACGACACGGTGTCGGCCAGCTTCTCGAACTCCAGCAGCATCGCGTTCAGCAGCGTCTTCGACTGGGCCGAGCCGTCCTTGACGAACGCCTGCGCGGAGACAATCACGTCCGCCGCCTCGGAGAACTTCTGGGCGATGCCGGTGGTGGCCTGCGACACGTCGATGCCTGCCGCCTGCGCGGCCTCAGCGAAGTTCTGCCATGCCTTGCTGGCCTCAACCATCGCCTTGGTCTGCGCAGCGGAGCCATCCAGAATCACCTGAATCTGCTTGCGCTGGGCGTCCGACAGGTCGGCGTTCATCAGGGAGTCGCGCTGCTCCTTGATCGAAGCGTTGGTGTCCTTGATCTGCTTCTGGAGGTCAGCCTGTTGCTGCTTGAGCGTCAGCACGTCCGACGCCGCCGACGAGCGCGCCTGCGGGGTGGCCTTCTCGTCGTTGGCGATCAGGTTCTTGTCGCTGATCTGGCGCGCGAGGTCCAGGTTCTGCTTCTGCTGGGCGGCGAGGTCGGTGTACTTCTGCTTCAGCGTGTCAATCGCCTTCTGCACGTCGCCCGTGGACTTAGCGGTCTTGTCCGCGCCATCGGACGACGACAGCCACGCACCCAGCGCCACCGCGCCGAGCGCCGTGAGGGCCGTCACGATCAGGCCGATAGGACCGGCGAGCGCACCCATCGCCACCTCGGTCACGATAGCGCCCGTGCGCAGCGCCTTGAGCACCGTCACCGCGCCGCTGATGCCTTCCACGAAGAGCGGCAGGAGCGACGTGATCTTCGAAATGATCGTCAGGCCCGCGTACGCGATAGCCACGTCGCGCAGCACCGTCCCGGTCTCCACCAGCACGTCCTTGTGGTCCTTGAACCACTGGATAGCCTGAACGATCAGCGCAGAGGTCTGGTGGATCGCGTCGGCGAGCCCACGGAAAGACTGGTCGGTGCGGTCGGCAGCGGTGCCGAACAGGTCAGCGTTCTTGCCGGTCGTCTGGAACGAGGCGGCGAGGTCGTTGAGCGACGACAGGATGTCGATTGCGCCCTTCACCAGTTCCGAGTAGACCGGCAGCAGTTCCTGGCCGAGCGAGTTCTTGAGCGTCTCGATATAGCGCGGCAGGGACGTAAGCTGCTTGCCCACGTCACCCATCGACGCTTCATAGGTGCCCTGAATTGTGACGGCCTGCGCGAGCACCGCATTGGCGAATGCCTGCTTCTGCTGGTTGGCGTCGAGCGCGTGACCCACCACTTCCGTGGCGTGCTGGATCGCGGACTGGCGGTCGATCACAATGCCCATCCACCGCAGACCCACCGTGTCCATCTGGTTGATGTTCGTGATCAGGCGCGAGAACGTCTCGGACGAGTTCCACCCGGCGATCACGGCCAGGTCCTGCGACGCGCGGGCGAGCGGCGCGGCGAGGTTGATGTTCAGTCCGGCAGAGATAAGCTGGGCCAGCGACTCGCGCGAGGCCGCAGCCGTGATGCCCATCTTCTGCACTTCCTTGTCGGCAGCGGTGATCTGCTGCGACGTGTAGCCCGCGTTCTTGCCCACCGTGTCCAGCACGGTTGCCAGCACCTGCGTGCGCGCAGCGGTGTCGGCGAGGTCCTTCAGGAACGAAATGGCTTCAAAGGCGAGGAAGCCCCCGGCTGCGAACTTAAGCGCCTTCGTCAGGCCCTCCACGGACCCAATGAGTACGTCCACGCCTTCCTTCGACTTGCGCGCGTCGTCGCCCGGCTTCCGCAGACCGCCGCCCTGCCCCGCCTCATTGGCGTTCTTCGCGAGGTCTGCCAGCGCCTTCGACGCCGTGCCCACATCGGTGATCAGCGCGCGGGTCGCGTCGTCCAGTTCGCCGAACGCGGTGGCCGTGCCCTTGCCTGCCGTGGCTGCGGTGGCATTGAGTTCCTTCATCGCCGCGCCGACCGCCTTCGTGTCGGTGGCGAGGTTGTTCGCTTCCTTGGCAGCAGTAACGAACTGGGCGGCAGCAGAACCAAGGTCTGAACTCGTCAGCGCGGCGAGTACCGACTTGAGGTCGTTCTGAATCTGCTGGAGCGCGCCAGCGGTCTCGTTCGCTACGGAGATTAGAATCTTCAGTTCTGCTTGACCGGCCATGTTATTCCTTCAGTAATTCATTCAGGGTTTTCACGAAATCCTTGCCTTCCTGCGTGTGCGCCACCGACCGGTCTATCGTCGCCTGGGTCGCCATCCACGCCTTGCGGCGCGCGAACGCGGCTTTCACGAGGTGATCAATCGTGCGCAGCGAGTAGCCCCAGATGTCCTGCAACCGGTGCCCCTCACTGGCAAGGAATTCAACACTTTCGACCCATGAGTCCGACAGTTCCTCTACGCGGAGAGCAACGGCTCGGTCGATGGCGTCAACGGTGCTGCTTCCTGAGTTGCTGCCTGCGGCTGCTGCTCGATCCTGGCGCTGGCGTTCTTGCCAAGCTGCCGCAGCGCCGCCGTCGCCTCGGACAACAACTCTTGGAGCTTTTTTGCGTCGGGCACCGACAGCTTGTAAATCTTCTGGATTGCAATCAATTGCACGGTGCCGGGCAGGCGCTTGATCACGTCGAGATCGTCTTCCGCGTCGGTTCCCATCTTGATCACCTGTGCGATGAAGTCCGGCGCGGCCAGCAGGAACTGCGTGTAGTTCGGCTCCTTCTTCTGCGCTTCGGCGTACAGCGAGACGAACGCGTGCTGGTGGTTCATCATCAGTTCGACAATCTGCAACAGGGACAGTGGGTGCAGGTCGAGCGGGACGCCGGGTGCAACTTCGACCGTCTCGGGTTTGGCGAGCAGGTCGGCAATCTTGATACCCATGAGGTTTCACTCCTTGAACTGGGTCTATAAATGAAAAAGGGCGGGCCTAAGCCCACCCGGATACTACGCTTCCTAACGGGAAACTACAGCTTTTCGCTTACGCTTGAGCCAGCAGCTTGCGCACCGTGAAGAAGCGCGAGCCCACCGCGCGCATCGGGTCCGACAGCACCGAACCTTCGAGCGTGATCTGGCCGAACGTATCGCTGATCAGCGACAGTTCCTTCAGCGGGTCCGTCGAGAACTTGAAGATTTCCACGACGACCGGGCTGTTGCCTTCGGCGGTGTTGAGACCTTCGAAGCGCAGATAGACTTCTGCCTGAGCCTGCGTCAGCGAATCGGTCAGCGTCTGGTCCACGAAGTCGTAGTCCACCGTCAGTTCCATGCCGTCGAACACGGCCTTCGGCGTGGCCGTCGCGGTGATGACCTTGCCCGTGGTGTCGAGTCCGATGGTCAGGTCCGCACCCGTGGACGACAGCACCGTGAACGTCTTGTTGTTCAGCACCGCAGCGTCCGCGCCGTCGAAGCCGTAGAACGACGCCTGGTCACCCGTGCTCAACGTGTTCGGCACCGTGATCTTGGTCGTGGCACCGACCGTGACGCCCGTCACCGCGACGCCCAGCGTGTCCAGCGGCGTGATTGAACCGTCGTTGATCTTGATCGAGCCCGCGTCGAGATTGACCGCGTAGTCGTACGGCGTCGCGTCGTCCGTGTAGGGCGTCAGCGGGTTTGCGCCCTGGTTCACGATGACGTTCGACACGCCAATGTTCGCCAGTGCGGAGATCGCGCCCGTGTAGCCGATGATCGGCTCTGCCGTGACCTTGCCGCCGACGAGCGTCTTGGACTCGCCGCGCATTGCGACAGCCATGTTCTCCGGCGACCAGTTTTCCAGCGTGGCCGACAGGGTAACCTTGGTGTCGGTCGAGAGACGCTTGTCCGTCGCGCGCTGGCCCGAGTGCGATTCCTTGTGCTCGACCACGGTCGTCGCGACGCTGATCTTCAGGTCCGGCACGTTGCCGACTGCCCGCAGACCACGCGGCTTGCCCGTGACGGCATCGCGGACGCCCAGCATCAGGACGCCCTGACCCGAGTAGTAATGGTCCTTCGTGTCCCACTTACGATTTACTTCGCTCATAAAAGCTCTCCTTTTCCCGGGAAATGTTACGAGCCGAAGTGTATCGGCCCGGGGTGCACCTAACAAAAGAATCAGACCAGTTGAACCGGCACGGACCACCGTTGCAGGTACAGGAGCACCGTGTCTTTCTTAGCCGCCTGGGCTTCCACCAGGAACTTCCAGTGCGCCGCCACCGGGGAGCGGCCCTCGCGCATCGCGGCGCGTACGTCGTCCAGCAGGGCAATCGCGGACGCCTTGTTGTTGTGCCCGGCAAGCTGTTCGATCTTCGTCATGATCACGAGACCGAACACCGCTTCGCACGAGATACCGCGCTGCTCCTTCGTGTCCACCGACCGCATGCCCTCGTACAGGTAGCAGACCTGCGGAAACGACGTGCCCTTGATCTTGTTCAGCGCTTCGTCGTCATCGAGCACGAACAGCACGCGCCCCTTCAGAATTGCAATTGATTGCAAACGGGCGTCGATGTCGTCCAGGCACTTCTGGACCAGGTTCTCATTCACTCTCATGTCAAAGCCTTCAGGATTCGCATCATTACGAGTTGTTCGGCAAGGTTTATGTCGTCCCGCCCGATGCCCAGAAACTCGCGCTGCGGGGTCCGGCCCGTACCGAAGTTATGGTAGGGGCCATAGGGCACGTTGGAGCCGATCTCGCGCGCATTCGGGCCTGCTGCGAACAGTTGCAGCGAACGGAACAGATTGCCGGTGTCGTAGAGCGTGCCGCCGCCCCGGCCTGTCTTCGCGCGGGTGAGCGCGGCGAGGCTGGGTTTCCACGGCTGGTTGCTTGAATCGACCTGCTGGAGAAAGCGGGTGCGGATACGGTTGAAGATCAGCGCGCCCGCCTCGTCGGCGATCAGCGTCGGGTTGATCGCGGTATTGAGCGCGGCGATCCGGGCCTCGACTTCAGGCAGGCCCTGTACCCGGATATTCAGCAGCGGGCCTGCCATGTCACATTACCGGACGCAGACAGAAGCCCAGCGAGTCGCGCGTGTACGGTGCTGCCACCGCGAGCGCATGCTGGCCGCTGGCCTGGTAGTTCTTGATCGTGCCGCTCTGCTCGGCCTGCGACAGCCCTGCGGCCATCACGGCGGGTACATAGCCCAGCACTGCCTCCACCAGCCAGTCCGGCGCGAGGTCGGTCGTCTGGGGCACGGGCGTCGGTTCTGCAATTGATTGCAGCGGCGTGTCGGACGTGCTGATCAGCCGGTCGTACGGGTAGGCGCTGTCACCGAACAGCGTCACGCCAGGCGAGCCGCCCGCATTGTCGCCCGTGGTGCCCACCAGACCTGTGTCCTGATCGCCGGTAGGCGGCGTGCCACCCGCCCCCGTACCGCTGCCATCATCCGTAGTGGGAGGCGGCGAATCGGTCGGAGGCGGGTCGCCAGAAGGGTCGCCCGACGGGTCAGGTTGCGGTGTCGGCTCGGGGATCGGTTCGAAGCCCGCGTTGAACGTCACGCGGATAAAGCGCTCGTTGTACTTCTTGCGCGGGATCGAAACGACGCCTTTCACATAGTCGATATGGAAGTCCAGCACGGGCACGGGGATCGTGCACCGGTTGTAGTCCGAACCCCAATACACTGCCTCGCTGCCCGGCTTGAGCAGACCAGAACGAAGCCGGAGCCGGTAGAGACCGGCAGGCTGAACCCCGCTGAAGCTGTCGGAGTCCAGGTAAAACACGTCTTCAAAGTCTTTCGACTGAAGCGTTGAGTCAATCAGCGTGCCGATGCGGAGTTGGGCGGCGTCGATGGCGTTCGTGATTGCTTCGTCCACCTCGGGCGCTGCAAGCTCTGAAGAGATTTGCATCCGCGTGCGCACCTGCGCGACCGTCACAATACGTGCTGTCATGTCTGCCGCCCTCGTCCTTAGACTGCTTCGCCTTCGTCCATGATCTCGATGCCCTTCTTCGCGGCACCCTCCACAGCGGTCTGGTCGTCCGCGTCGGTCACTTCCGGTGCCGGGGGCACTTCAGCGGTGACGACTTCGACCGGGCCGTTGACCTTCGCCTCGACGGCTTCCTGCGTCGGCAGGGCTACCTTGGTCGGCGTCGCCCACTCGCGGTCGCCGTTGCTGTCCACGCGGCCCAGCAGGTCGAGCGCGGTGGCCTGGTCGAACGCGTAGCGCACGCCAGCGGTGTACAGCTTGTTGCCCAGGTTCAGGCGCTTGGCCCGCGCGAGCACCAGTTCGATGCGAGCCGGGGCTGCTGCCTGTGCCTCTTCCTGCTTGCCCTTTGCGGCGTCTTCATTCTTCACGGTTACACCCATTTTTCACCTCTCAAACGTGGATTGGAAAGCGCGGCGAATATATGCCGCTGTGCAATTGATTGCAAGAAAAAAGAAGGGCGGGTCCCTTGCGAGAGCCGCCCCAAGTACTACCCGACTACGGTTTAACCCGAAATGTTACGGGTGCGCACGATAGCTTCGTGCTCTTCAATTTCGAACGCGACGCGGGCCGTGAGCACGATGATGAACACGCGCTTGCTGATGTCCTTGTCGTACTCGATGCTGATGTCGCGCTGGATACCGAAGATCAGGTTCGACGGGTCCGTGAACAGGCCATCCGTGGACGGCATCATCGACGCGCCGACGATCTGCGAGCCATGCGCGTACAGCGGCGTGAGCGCCTGCACTTGCTGGTCACCGAACGGGGTCTGGCGGTCACCGAAGCGGTCGCGCAGTTCCGTCTCGTTGTCCACCGACACGAAGTGCTTCAGGGCTGCGCGGTTGCGCAGATACTTGTCCGGCATGGTCTTCACGACGCGCTTGATCACCGGACGGTCGAACGTCGAGCCGCCTGCGTCCACGATGTTCTGGTCCGCACCCTTGAGCCAGCCATCCGTCAGCTTCAGGTACGTGTCAGCCGAGTTCGTGTCACCCAGCAGGCCGAGTTCTTCGAGGTCGAGCGCCGCGCGCTGGGCCATCAGTGCGACGATGGTCGAGTGCAGGCCACCCGGCGACGAGAACGCACCGGCTTCGACGTTGCCGCCTTCAATGTTGTCTTCCAGCACGTCGTACGGCAGGTGCACTTCGGCGATCACTTCGTCCGTGTTCAGCACGATCTGTTCGAGCGACGGCTTGATGCGGTCCACGTCTGCTAGGGCCGTTGCCGACACTGCCGGACGCAGCATGCGCTGGCCGATACCGATCTTCGGAATCTTGCGCTGCGGGCCGGTCATCGTGACGACGCGCGAGCTTTGCAGGATCGTCGGCGTGTCCATCAGCTTGCGGATGAAGGTCGCAGCCTGTTCCGGGTTCAGCTTACCGGCAGTTGCGAGGTCCGCCAGCGTCATGTCGGCCTTGCGGATGATTTCTTGATTGCTCATACCCATGATTCTTACCCCTTAGAATGGTCCAAAACTGTTTGAGTTGCCTACTTGCCCAGCACCATCAGCCGCGTTTAGCGCTTGTGGAACGCGGAGTCGAAGCCATTCCAGAATCGGTCTGTATCGGCTTCGCTCTTTCGTACCGCTTCCTGCGCACCTTCTTCAGCAGCCGGGGCGTCACCGGGCGTAGCGCCTGCAACCACCGCCGACTTCACAGCAGAGGCAGCGTTATCCGCCTTGCTTGCCACCTGCTTGACCTGGCCTTCAAGCTCACCGTGCTTTTGGGTCAGGGTTTCGAGACCTTCCTTGATCGGGGCAATCGCCTTCGCGATGCTCGATTCAATCGACGCCAGCAAGCCAGCGTGGGCCTCTGCCTGCGGTGCCACAGCCGGGTCAGCCTGAACCGGAGCGCCCGCAGCCGGAGCGGCACCCTCAGCAGCGCCCGTGTCGGTTGCGCCAGCGGCAGCGGTATTCGCGCCTTCCGTCTGGGCTTCCGTACCGGCAGCAGCCTGGGTAGCCGACGTGTCTGCGGTGCCCGGGGCATCCGTCTGTTCACCTTCGGACTTCTTTGCCTTCTTCGCGGCGTTGGCCTTCGACCACTTCGTCTTGTCGTCCTTCGACATGGCGTCCCAGTCTGCTTTCGTGCCACCGCCCGCGATGTAGTCGGCCTGATCGTCGTCGCCGTCACCGTCCGGGTCCTTGGCCGAAGCCTTCGACTTGGACTTGTCGGCCTTGATCGCTTCACCGATTTCCTTTTCCAGCTTCCATGCGACGCTCGGCACCGCCTTTACCAGCGTCGTGACGTACGTCTCGAACTTCTGCACCGCGTCGGAGATTGCCGTTTCGGCAGCAGCCTGGTCTTCCGAGGCGTAGCAGGCGTTGCGGACCGTGGTGCCCAGCGCGTCGGTGGCGGTGCTCACGCCCGAGTAGAAGCTGCACGCGGCCAGCACTTCGTTGAAGTCCTTCGAGCTATCGAGACCTGACGACCACAGTTGCATGCCCTTGACCACCAGGCAGACTTCCTCGCTCAGGCGGACCAGCTTGAACTGGCCTTCTGCCGGGACTTCCTTCGACAGCATGACGGTGCCGTCTTCGTTCTTCTGAACGGTGGACAGGTCACCCAGACCCAGTTCCGCGAGCTTCGCGGTCGTGGCTTCACCCGGCTCGGCGTCGAACACCACGCCAGCGATAGTCGGAGCTTCCGGCTTCTTTTCGCCCTTGAATACGTGGCGCAGATTCGACAGGTCGATCATCGGTTCTTCCTTTTCGGATTTGGTGATACGGATCGGGATTCGGTTGGCGGCACGACGCACCAGACTGATCTGTCGAACGTCTGCGTTCTTCATTTCCTGCATCGTCGTTTTTGCTTGAGCCATTGCCGCCTCTGAAAATGTGAGCGGATTTTACGGTAGCGTTTTCGTTCCTAACAAATCATTCCGGTACGATTTCAATGGAA